ATGCCAGATAGCCCGGACTGCAAAATTGCCACCGCAGATGCCCTGACATTGCTTTTGCACAACCAGCACGCTCTAGGTGCGGCTATAGAAGAGATCACCAAATGGCTCTCAGATAATGGAGTGAAGAGGGTTGCCGTTGATGCTATTGCCGCAATGGAAACCTTGGATACAAATGCAAAAGCGATCACAAATGCGATTATGCGAATAAGACAGTCCGGGTAAGACAGCTAGAGCCGATAGCGCTTCTTGTTTTTCAACCTCATTTGAGGAAGAATAACCGGAAGCCAAAGCGCACTAGGAGTCAGCAGATGCAAGCTTGCCAAGTATTCAGCGATCAGGACGCAGTTACCACCCGCCTTGAACTGTTGAGCCTAGAGCGCGATGCGCTACGTGAGGCCGTCAATCAAGCTCACCTTCAACGCGCTCGTTTAACGCCTAACCATCCCAAAATATTCTCCGGCCTTGAAATGTGGGGCTGGATGGTAAAAGCAGTACGCGATCAGCTCCGCCCCCTGGGCTGGGTCGCGCATGAAACGTCGAATTACCCTCTTACCTTTCACCCGGTGCACAACCTCGCAATTGCGATCGCGTCGGGAGATAGCCATGTCGGTAACCCTTTTGGCACGCCGAGCAGCCGGTCCAGAAAGGGCAAGAATACTGTGCATGCCGTGGAGCAGAATTGTCAGTTCGACATGTTTGCGGACTTGTTGCCGGAACCAGAAGAATTGCCTGACATAGGCGCTCATGAGACGTGGGTCTTGCTTCACCACACCGACATAGTGAAAAAAGAAATTCGCATCGAACTCTCACGCCCGTCGGGAATGGGTAAAGGTAACAAGATCATTTCATGGTCTGAACGTATCATGCTTGGCAGCATCTCCCTTGATGATGATTTCTTTGAGGTTACCCCTCCTAGCGGTCCAGACATCGACATTGAAATTCGGCGTAAAGTCTCGTGATAGACCATGTTTAACCCACAACGATTTGCGCTCGCTCGTCGCCGGCGCGGTATGAAAAAGCGTGAGCTTGCGACTCACATAGGAGTAACGGAGCGATCAGTTTCCGGCTACGAAAGTGGCACACAGGAGCCTGAGTCTGGAACTCTTGCAAAAATCGCTAAGACACTTCGGTTCCCAGAAGCGTTTTTCTTTGGCGATGACCCTGAGGTGCCCACACCAGATGTTGCTAGCTTCAGATCGCTCTCAAAAATGACTGCCGGCCTTAGAGACTCAGCCCTCGGTGCAGGCGCAATCGCGCTCATGCTGAATGGCTGGATCGAGCAACGGTTCGATTTGCCAGAACCGGATCTTCCTGACCTCGGATCCGAACGCGGTGCGCTCACAAATTTTGATGGTCTCGATAAGCTAAACCTCTCAAGCAATGTGCAAGCACCAGAGGCGGCAGCAGAAATGTTAAGGGCACACTGGGGCTTAGATGAGCATCCGGTAAAGAACATGATTGCCCTTCTTGAGTCGAAAGGCGTTCGTGTCTACTCGTTGGCGATAGATGCGAAGGAGGTTGATGCTTTCTCGCTGTGGAGTGGCGGCAGACCGTTCATGTTCTTGAACACTTTCAAGTCGGCCGAGCGTTGTCGCTTTGACGCTGCACATGAATTGGGGCATCTGGTTATGCACCAGCATGCCCACCCACAAGGACCTGATTTGGAGCGCGAGGCGAATGCCTTTGCGTCTGCTTTTCTGATGCCACGCGCAAGCGTACTAGCGATGGCTCCTCGCTCAATCACTATCAAAAGCCTCATTAAGTACAAGAAGCTGTGGGCCGTATCCGTGGCTGCATTAAATTACCGGCTTCACAGTCTTGGACTTTCGACGGAGTGGGCGTATCGGACACTGTGCATTCAGATTGCTCAAGAGGGCTACCGCACCGAGGAGCCAGAATCTGTTACTCATGAACGATCAGTTGTTTTGGAGAAAATTTTCGCTGCGTTACGAGCTGATGGGCTTGGTAAAGCTAACGTTGCAGGAGAGTTGGGAATCAGCCCCGATGAGATCAATGAGCTAACATTTGGCTTGATGTTGAACGTATTGAAGGGACAAAGCGCTAACCGGTCAGATACAAGCGGGAAATCCAGCCCCCATCTCCGCCTGGTCAAGGGTTGAGGCAATTCAAGAACCAAGCGCCAATCACCAACGTGTAAAAAGACACAGGGGCCAATGGCCCCTGCTGATGTTGCGCTACATTTCCCGAGCGAGAATGACCAGACGAATCGTCCAGTAAGCAGCTTGAAGCGCCCGGATAAGCTCTTCAGGTAAAAAACGATTTATTAGTAGCTTCATTTGAGAAAACTCTAATCGTTAGTAGGACCCGATACCTGGTAGTAAAACGTAACGGAGTATCCCACCCTACCTAGCAACTCAGCCTCCCCAAAATCATAACTTATGAAAATAAATCGTTAATTATTTTTGTCTGGTAGTGCTACAGAGTTCATAACTAACGACCTTTTGACAAGTGTTTGAGCTTGACTGGCCTATCACAGAGCCATACCCTTTGAAATTCCGGTATCAAAGATGTACAGCTGCGGGTGGTTAGGAGGAATCCTAACACAGCTTCCTAACCAGATAGCGAACAGCCCGTAGCACAACCAAAGCCTGCGCCTGCGCGGGCTTTGTTGTATCTGGCACCCGGCCAGCCCTCTGCGTACCTACGTTATCCGCCGCCAAGCGCCGTATTCTCTGGGTCTCAATAAAAACCGAGTTCCGTTTAACAGAACGGCTTACCTCATAAAGTATCACTATATGTTGCGATGCGATCCGACGAACGGTAGTGCTTGTCTTTACGGACGTAAACACTATAAACAGCAAGGCGCAAGCAGGTTCAAGTGAATACAAGCTACAGCAACTAAGCGCTTGTGCGGAACCCAGCGGAACCCAGCGGAAATTAGCGGAAAATATAAAACGTTTTATTAAAGTGAGATTGGCTTCAGTTTCGTCGCTAGTGCCAATGCTTTTGCAGATTTGGCGGCAAAAGCTGACGCATCAGCAGGCGACGGCGTTGGACCAGGCAAATGCGTATGTGCAGCCAGTTGTGCGTTCATCTCTTGCAGCAGATCAAGCATTTCACACACCACCTTGAACAGATTCACACTTTCCGAACCGATCCAGTTTTTCGGCGCTTGCATCTGCTGGCTCAACCCGGCCACGCTCTTTCGCAAGCCCTCAATCCGTTCCTGCATATCACCGCCCACCGTGGCGTTGTGCTTCTGGCCTACGACCAAATTCAGATCCCGGCCAGTAGCCTGGTGCAGATCGTCCACCGCCGCCAGGCTCGCGGATCCGCCCGACATCAGCTTGAGTGCGCCCAGCGCCTCGATCTTTTTCACACCACCCACCGTCTCGATTGAGTGGTCATCGATCGTCTGCGTGTGGCTCTGGAACTGCTCGCGGTTGTCCAGGGCCTCTACCTCCCGCTCGATCGCCTTGTCCTGGATCTTGCCATCCGTCTGCCGCAACCAGTTGCCGTCCGCGTCCACGCGCTGCTGTGCTGCATCGCTGTGTTGCCAGACCTGGTCGCCTTTTGGCACCTTGGGCATGCTCAGTCCGTGCGGGAGAATCGTTTGAATGTAGGGTTTGTTCGGCAGGCCATAGGCGAAGCACACCACCACCTGAGTGCCTTCCTCCGGAAACGAATAGATCCCCATTTCCTCGCCACCGGTGGGCAACGGCAACGGAACGCCGGTGAGCTGAGGCAACAGCGGATCGGGCTCCCCATCTGGGCCCAGGACTTCAATATCCACGGCATAGCGCGGCCTGAAGTCGTCGCAGATCCCGGCGCCGGCCGGCGCGTCGGCCACAGCAATAACCCGGGCGAAGCGCGGCAAGTGGTAGCCGCCGGTGAGTTCAGGGAATTGCCGCTCTACGCTGCGGCGGATTGCGTCTTCCATCGGATGGCCATCTGGTCATTGGCGAGCGCCACGCTGGTGACGCGCTCGCCGTTGTTAATCGTTGCACCTGGTCGAAGTCCTGGAAGGGCCGCAACCATCGCGCTTTGGTTGCCCTGGTAGCCGTCGAACAGCTCCGTAGGGATTTGTAGCGGTGCCCGTATGCCGAAAAAACTGTCGGCCCAACTGCCCACGAATACTTCACCGTTACCCTGTTGGTGCCAGGTGAAGTCGGGGATCCCGAACACCCGAGCCAGGCTGTCCATCGCCTGGTAACCGGCGGCCAGGCTGTAGAAATACGGCGCCTTAACGCCGGCGTATGGCCGATCCGGAACCCGAAAGCGTAAGCCGGTTTGCTCGCTGACCTGGGCAAGCACGGCGCGCAGATCGACATGACGCAGATTCATCGGCAGCGGGTTGGCCAGCACGGCGGTCAGCTCCCGGCAGAACAGCATCTGCTCCACCGCGTTGGCGGCGGTGCAACGCTCGATGTAGCCAATGAAGTGACGCTGCAGCGTGCTTTGGTTGTAACCGATATCCAGCGTCACCAAGCCATTGAGCGGCGCACTGGACTGCACCGTGAAGTTCGCCCGGCCCGGGCTGGTGGCGTCCAGCCGGACGTCCTCCTTTACCAGGGCGATCGGCGCGCCGTTGATGGCCAGCACCTTGTGCAGTTTCAATTCTGCTCACTCCCGCCCAGCCACTTATCCACGCGGCCCAGGACCTTTTCAAAGCCACTCAGCGCAGGGTTGTCACTCACTGCACCACCGCCGTCGCCTACCGCGTTACCTGGTGCGCCCTGGGCGTCAACCTTGTTGCTGGCGCGCCGGCTTTCGACCTTCTCTGGATTGGATTCGCGCTCGCTTAGCGTGAACTGGACAAGCCAGGCCTTAAGGCTGTCGGCCTCCCGGGCGCTGACACCTTCGGAAAACTCCACCTGGCGCACGCCGAAGACCTCGGCGGTGTCGTTGACGATCCGGTACAGGTGCAGCTGACCACCGCCGGCCGTGGCTTCGGCCAGGCGCATCAGATCGGTCAGTTGCACCCGATCGACAAACGGAATCATCAGCGAGACGGTGAGGGTTTTGGGCTTGAAGCCCTTGTGTGCCTTGTCGGTGTTACTGGTCTGTCCCGACATGTCGCCGCTTTCGATGCGCAGATTGGCCGTGACCTTTAGGTTTTTCCCCTGGACTTTTTGCCCGTCGAGCAACAGCGTCATAGGCCCACCAGCTCCTGTACAAAACTCAACCCGGTTTTGCTGCCCACCAGCAGCAGGCCGGCGCACTGCACCCATTCATGCCCTGGAGCGTCGCCGGCGAGCAATTGGCGGCGCAGCTCGCTGGTGTTGCCTGGACCGATCAAACGCGCTCGCATGCTGATGTCCGGACTTCCCCCGGCCAGCAGATTCTTGAGGTCGTTTAACTGCTGATCGCGTCTTTGCTGCTGGGCGCCTTTGCGAGCGGCCAGGGCGGCCATATCGCCCAACGGCGAACTGTCGGCGGCATAGCCCTCCAGGACGGCCAACTGGCCCGCCATGGACTGCTTGGCGGCCTTGACCACAGTACAACGCTCCAGGGGGAGCGCCTGCCAGCGCGGGAGCGGCCCGGGGTTGGGGATCTCCCATTTCTCGCTTTCCAGCTTCACCAGATGTTGCGCACGGCGCTCGGTGCGTACCAGGTCGGGGATCGGCAACAAGGCATTGAACCGTGACAAGCCGCTGGCCAGCTGCTCCAGGCGTGTGCCCAGGAACAGGATCGAGAGTGCGTACAGCGAACCGGCCGGGCGACCGTGGTCGGTGACGTCTTCCAGTTTCTTGCCCAAGTGCTCCAGGACGTTCGGCGCCGACAGGAAGCGTTGATAGCCTTTGCCCTGACCGATGCCGCTTTGAAACGGAGTCACGACCAGGCACGCGGGGGCCTGGCCCAGCTGCTCAGCCAAGGCCGCACGGCCGGCAGCGATCGCGCCTTTGGCCGCGTCACCGACCGGCCCCGGGTTGGTGCTGGCCAACCCGTCGAGGCCGGCCAAGCGCTGAGCCGTGCTCGCCAGTTCATTACCGGCCAGATCCTTTGCGGCCGACAGGCCTCCCATCCATTGTGTGGCCTGCTCTGGCCAACGCATGGTCACCGGTGCCCAGGTCATGCTGGCGCCGTCCAGGCGATGGCTTCCATGGCCTTCAGATCCTTGTCGTTCAATGCGCTGGCCAGGGCCTGTCTGAGGCTGTCGGCGTGCTGCCCGGCGGCTTGTTTGAAGCGCACCAGGTCCTGGCTGACCTTCTGTAGCTGGGCGATGGTATGCGGACGAAAGGCTTTCACCTGATTACTGTCATAACAGGGATAAATGTCATCCAGCCCCAACAGCACCTGGCCGTTCAAATCCACCTGGTCGTCGATCGCGCTGCTGTAACGATGCAGCTCGCCCAGGGCGTTCGAATTGAATCCGCCGTTGATGTACTGGCTGCACGCGACGCCGATCGCCTGCAGCTTGTAGTCATACAGTACGGCCAGCACGGCATCGATATCGTCGGCCCATTCGCCATCCTTCCAGATCTGGTTCGGCCCGGGCTTTTTCATGGTGTAGCCCGCCGGTACCGGTTCGAAGCCTGCGAGGGTTCGCCGTTCGCCGGTGTCGATGCTGTAGACCACCACGCCGCCGAAGTGGTCGACCAGTTGCCAGGCCCGACCGTTCCACCAGGCGGCCTTATGTTCAGGAACCGTTGGCGGTGGAACCTCCACGCACCCGCCAGGGATCATCCACACGCCCGGTTCCAGGGGCGACTCCTCAGCGGCAACCGCGCCAATAAAAATGCCCAAGTGGTCAGTTTGATAGACGAGCTTGTCAGTCATGTTTGATCTCAATACTTGATGCAGAAAAGAAGGGCCATGTTCTTAGGTCGAGTTTCCGCGCCTCCGGAGGCCGCGACCGTCAGGGCGTGGGTATGGTTGCCTGCTCCGCCGACGCTGACGTTGTGCGAGTGGACGCCAGCAGCGCCAATACCCACATTGTGGGCGTGGTTCCCGGCCGCCCCCGACGTGCCGTCGAATGACATGTTGTCGCCGCCACTTCCCGACACGCTGGTGTTACTGCTCGCCTTACCGCGCCAGATTGTGTGCGAGTGCTCGCCCTGGGCATCAGTCCAAGCGGAGTGGACGTGGCTACCCTGCGCATCAGTCGATGCGCTGTGGACATGGTTGGCTACGGCAGCGGCCGAAGCGGTATGCGTATGGGTTTGCAGCATCATGTCCTGGAAGGTGCCGAACGTTCGGCCCGCATCGATGCCACGTCCATCGTCCCAGCCCCGAGGAAACAACCCCCGCATGTCGGGCAGGTTGAACGTCGTCGAGCCGTCACCCGCGCCGTAATAGGTAGAAAGTCTCTCAAAGAGCTTTGCGAAGGTGGTCCGAGAAATCGCTGCACCGTTGCACTTGAGCCAACCTGCCGGTGCGGCACTCATGGCGAAGGCCGCGACCATTCCCACCATAGGCTCGCCGATTTGCTGATTCAGTTTGTTCAGTGCTGCCGTAGTGGCCAGGATCTGACTGCTGTTGGTTGCGGGGTCGTCGCTTTTGGCGTTGGGCAAATTACCCAGGTCCACGTCCTCTTTGGTGGTCGCCCGGGCGCGCAACTGCGCATAGTCACCGTTGCGCGCCGCCAGGTACTGAATCAAAGGCCCGGGGACGGGCTCCGTCGTTCTCATATCGACGATGTTGGTTGAGGAAACAAAGTTGGCGATCTGCACGCAGTAGTGGCGTGAACCGGCGGCGTCGGTATAGTCCGACTGGTCGCCGTAGGCCAGCTTCCAGCTGGTCACACGATCGTTCAGTTGACGCTCCAGGCACACGTCCAACCAGATTTTTCCCGATGGAATGATGCCGCTGATCGGCAGCGCTTTGTCCAGGACCACCCGAATACCTTCGATGTAAGCGGTGCCTGGATTCAATTGGTACTCGCCCACAATCCTTGTGAAGGCCAGCGAGCTGCCAAAAAAACAGGCGCGGCCGTACAGCTCACGATTGTTCAAGCGCTCGCGCTCATCGATGCCGGCCAGACGCACCGTAAAGTCATGCTGCCAGGTGCTGGCATCGATGGTGATGCCGGTCAAAGCCATGGCGCCGTCAAAGGCCAGCAGAAAGTTTCGGGTGACGTTGTTACCGATCTGGAGCGGCGGCACATTTTTGCGCTTCTGTTGTAGCGGCACCGTGGACACGGCGCACAGCACACCGTCCTCATCCTCCAGGCCGATCCAGTTAAAATTCCAGTCGCCGACGTCCGACCCCAGCTGCGCGCTGTACACCACCTGGTTAGGGTTCACGTAGCCGGCGTTCTGCGCGGGAATGTTGTACACATGAACGATCTGCGCCGCCGGCGGCTTGCCAGCAGCGCGATCAATCGGCGCGGCAGGGTCCAGCCCGGGCACATTGGCGAAGATGAATTTGCTGATGATCAGCGGCTTTCTTTGGCTTTGCTTCAGGGCTATTTGGCTTTCGCCGGCCAGGGTGATATTGGCGCTCACGGTACGGTCCTAGAGGCTGGCAACCAGCGTTTGCTGGTCGTCGTTGAAGTCCACCACGGCGATTTGTAGGGCCATGGGGGTGATGGTCACGAAGTCATAGCGTCGGCATGTTCGGCCGTACTGCTGGATCAAAACGCGCAGCAATTCGGGGTTGAGCGACAGCTGCGTGTTGCTGAACTTGAGCTGGATAACGTCCCAGTCCCGGTCGGGTTGGCGCTCCTCGATCTCGACGTAGCCCACGCCCAGGCGCTCGAAAATACGCTTCATCCCCGCGGTACTGCCGGCGTCCACGGAGTTAATGAAGGCGTATTTCACTCGCAGGCGGAACAAGGCCTCGGGCTCGCCTTGAAAGCGCGTGACATCGCGCTGCCAAGCCCACAGGTCGAGGATGCTCATGTGGCAGGTGTCAGGATCGATCTGCGAATAAGGCCAGCGCAGCCAACCGGTGACGGTTTCCCACCAGGCCTGGGCGGCCTGAGTGAGCTTGGAAAGCTCGGTGCCTTCAAGCCAGAACGGCAACTTGAGCTTGATCAAAGGATCACCACTTTCAGGCTCTGCAGCCGGGGGATCGACAGCCCGCTGACGATATCCCCCATGGGCACAAACTTGACGGACTCGATACCCCGGAACTGCTCGTGCAGCTCCTGCGCCAAGCGGCTGATACTGAATCGCGATTGGGGATAAGTGAGCGTGGGCTGGTAGTCCCGAGGCGTGCTTTCGCGGAATGCGGCTCGCACAAACAATTCGATTTCATGCGTGAGGTCGGCGATCTGCGCCGGCGTCTGGTTGGCAAAGGGCCAGACGTTTACCTGGAAACTGATCAGTTGTTCAGGCATGACCATGGCCAGCAGATCGTCGCCATGGCCGTGATTGCCCTGGTCGCGGATGTGGGCATTGATCTGGTCCAGATAAGTGCTGGCCGGTACGCCGGCATCGAACAGGACATAGGCGTTTGCGCTACCTGGTCCGCGTGGTGCGCCGTGCTCGAAGTAAACGCCATCCGGCCGTACGCCCGGGAAAGCGGAAATCATGGCGCGGTAAACGGCATCGGTGTGCCACTGGTTCACCGCCGAGAACTGGTTGCGCACTCGCAGGCGCAACTGGTCGTTGGGCTCCGGATCTGCACCAGGTGATTCCAGCCAGCCGTCGCTGTTGACCACCTGGACAATGCCCGGTACCGGGACCGGCAAGATGGCGTAGTAACCAGGTGCAAGGTTAAAACCGCTGCCAGATTCGAGCGCTTCCACCGGCACTTCAAGTTGGAGTTGCCCCTGCTGGAAGGTCGCGGCGGCCGTCGTAATGAGCTGATAAACGTTGCTGTTGATCGCGGCTGACTGCACCACAATGCCTTTTTCCAGCTCCATCACGCCGTCAGGTGTGGTCCGCGTGAAGAGCACTTTGCCTTTGGCCTTGGTTGCCCCTTTGCGCTCGACATTGACCGCCCAAGCCAGAGTGTCCAGCCAGGCGTCTTCTGCAGTTTTGACAAAGAAGTTCGGCAGCACCGTCAGGCACAGGAAATCCAGCAGCCACAGCACCGGTTTGGTGACCAGGGCCGTCATTACCCGCCAGAACGGCGAATAGCTGCTGGTATTGGCCACCTTGGCACCCTGGGCTTCCACCTCCTTTTCCCAAGCCGCTTTCAGGCCTGCCTCCGTGGTGGGGATGCCCGTCTCGGCGATCACCTTTTTAAAATCGACGCTCACAGACTTACCTCAATCGATCCGAATTTCAGGGTTTTGGCCGTGACCAGGTAGATGCCAGGCTCCTGCTGGGTAATGCGTGCTGTGCCCGGCACTAGGCGTTCGTCGTCCTCCACCAACAGCTCCAACTGCTGGATGCAGTCGCGTTGACGCAACCGATCACGCTCGGCGACCAGGACGACCAGTAGCCCGCTGTCGCGGATCATGTGGGCGATGTCCTGGGCGATGCAGGCGCGGTCATCGATCAGTTGCGGCTGGCGCGACGGATCCAGGGCCAAATCGTTGTCCACAATCAACAGATCCACGTACTCGCTCATCCGCCCACCGCCATGGCCACCATGTTTTCCATTTCCAGCGGCGTCATTGCCTTGCCGGTGTGGATATTCACGTTCTCCACATGCGTGCCTTTGTTCTGGTTGCTGCTGTTGTTCTGAATGCTGGTCAGCAGGCCACCAGGGGGCACCGCTGCCGGGTGCGTCGGGGAAAGGCTGGGGATGGCCGCGTTGATGGTCTGCTGGGCTTTCTGCGCGGCGTTGGCAGTGTCTGCGGCGTTGGTCGCTGCATCGACGCCGGGAACCTCGGGCATGCCCCCGAAGCGCGCTTCGATGTTCACGCCCGGGATACTGTTTAGCAGCTCGATCACGCCGTTCACGGCCTGGGTGAAAATGCTGACGATGCTGTCCCAGGCGGCCCGGGCCATGCCTGACCAGCCGCCCATGGAGTCGAACCAGTCGGAAAGCTTCTGGAACTGTTCGGCAACGAATTGAAAAGCGGCCGTGTTCATCAGCGCCGTGGTCCATTCGTCCCAGTAGGAGACGGCCGCGACGACGATCGCGACCAGGGCCACGATGGCGACCACAATCCATACCACCGGGTTGGCCAGCAGCGCCGCATTGACCAGCCAGATGGCGCCCTGCCAAAGCAGCATGGCGCCGCGCACCAACGCCAGGCCGGCGCTCAAGGCATAGATCACAGTCATGTAGGCCAGGATCGCCAGCTTCTGCAGGACGAAGCCGGCGACGGTGCGCAGGTTCAGCAACTGGACGACCTTCCAGACCGACACCAGGCCCATCCAGGTCATCCTGGATACCCCCACCACCACGGTGAGCAATGACATGGCCGCCACGATGCCCATGATGGTCAGCGCCGTGATGCCGATCACGCGGGTGATGTTGGGGAACAGCTGCGACCAGCGCACCAGGGTCTTGCCGATCTCGATCATGCGGTTCATGAACGGCGTGAGCACCGGAATCAGCACCTGGCCGAACACCACGCGCATGACTTCGACCAGGGACGCCCACTGTTGCCATGGATCGACCATGGCCCTGGCCATGTTCTCGGCGTTCTCCAGGCCGCGCACCTTGCCCAACTGCTCGATGCCGTTGCGCAACCGGCTGGTGTCCTTGGCCAGTGCGCCGATCACCTGGGCGCCTTCGCCGCCGAAGGCCTCCAGCAACTTGGCCCCGGCCGAGGCGCTGGTTAGGTCGCCGAACTTGCCCTGGAGCTTGTCCAGGATGGTCATCATGGGCAGGATCTTGCCCTGCTGGTCGGTGAACTTGATGCCCAGTTTGTCCGAGGCGGCACCGATGTTTTCGAAGAATGCCTTGTAGCGTCCGCCGGCATCGCCGCCTTCCATGGTGCTGCTCAGGGTGCCGATCACCGCCATCTGTTCGGCCAGATCCACGCCGGCCGTCGTGGCAATGGCGCCCGCCTCCTTGAAAGCGTCCTTCATCGCCGCGCCACTGGTGCGAAAGAGCTGTACCGCCAGGGCCGTCTGGCCGCCAAGCCTTTCAACCCATTCGCCCTTACCCATCGCATCGGCTTGGGATTTCTGCAGGTTGTAGAGCGTGCCGACGTATTCGCCCATGGTTTCGGCATCGGTCTTGGTGGCCTTGGCCAGCAGGTTGCTGGTGTTGGTGAAAACGGCCAGTTGGTTACCGGCCAGGCCCTTGATGGCGCCCTCGATCAGGTACGCCGAGGCCACGAACTCTTGGGCGTTCTCGCCGTAGTTCACCGCGAACTCCAGGGACTTGGTATTGAGCGATGACAACGCATCTTCGGCCACGCCCAACGATCGGACATCGCCCAGGGCGCGGTTGACCTCCAGGGCCGGCTCCATGGACTCGCGGATCCCGACCACGCCCGCCGTCAGCCCACCCAAGCCCAGGCCGATGGTCTTGATGTGCTTTTCGCTTTGGTCGGCCAGCTCGGAAAAGCCCATCTTCACCTTGCCCAAAGGCGCGGTGACTTTGTCTTGCAGGCTCAGGATGAAAGCCAGGCTGGCGCTACGGTCTGCCAATGTCGTTACCCGTTCAGCGCAAGGGCAATGCCGTTAGCCACGGCAAATTCCATGCGTCTCCAGTGTTCGTCCTCCAACCACTTGGCCGTTCCCATCGCCTCGGGCGTGGGTTCGGCACCAGGTAGCCAGCGGTTCGTCAGGGCCATCAGCTGGCCCAGGCCGTTTTCGCTTAGGCGCTCAGCGTGCTCGAGCGCTTTTTTACGATCACCTCAACGTTGGGGGCGTACTCCTCGAGGAGCGCGCCGGCGAGCTGCATCACCATCACCGGGTTGGCCAGCAAGGGTTTCAGGACGGCCTTTTGTTCCTGCAGCACGGTCGTCATCAGCAGGTTGTTGCCCGGGGCGACTTTGTTGGTCTGAGTCAGGGCGTTGAAGTACTTGGTCACGTCAGCCGGGGTCAGGTTGAAAGTGAATTCCTGTTCGCCGATTTCCAGAGTGATTTCGGTGTTCTGTTGGCTCATGGGGTGGATCTCTTGTTGAGTTGGGTTGAGGTGTTGGCCTGGTGTGCCGGCGATCGCTGGCAAACTCCGGCGGCGTATTGCTGCAGGCCGAGAATCATTTGCCGGCTGAGGGCAAGCTGATCTCGGAGGGTGAAATAATCCGGTCGAGCGTCTGCAGCGAGTTCGGCGCCTCCTGCATCAGCCACGCGGGTGGTGCCGGCGGCGGTGGGCACAGATCCGGAAGCGGGACAGGTGGCGTTGACGCGCAACCGCTGACCGCCAGTGTCAACAGCACGGCGCAGGCGTTCGTTTTCAGTAAGTGCATGGGTCAGTTCCGTGGTGTTTCGTTGATCGATCGCGTCCCGCTCGGCGAGCATTTCGCCGGTGACGCGCGCCGCTTCGCGCAAGCCGGCCACTTCCCATTGCGCGCTGTCCCGCTCGCGACGGGCGTCGTCGCGCTGGTCCTGGATCGAATCAAAGGCCAGCCAGGCCAACAGGCCGGCCAGCAGAAGGAACGGTGCCAGGCGCAATGGGGAAAGGCTCATTTCAGGCACAGCTCCATTTCGGCCAGTCGGCGGTTGTGCAGGCCTTGAATGAACCGCTTGCGGCCCTGGGCGTCGGTGACAAACGACCAGACGGGAGTTCTCCCGTCCGGCGCCCAGGCCAGCGCCCGGCAGCCGTCAGCGATGCGGCCGGCGTTGATAAGTCCTACCGCCCGACTGGCACAGGTGCTGGGCGTACCGACGTTGTGCGCGTGGCTGCTCAACGCATCGAACGTGTTCTGGTCCACGTCCTGGTTGGTGATGCAATCAGCCAGCTGCAGTTGCCCCTTGCTGATCACCAGTTGCTCCACCTCGGCGCACCGATCGGGCGACCAGTAGTCACCGACTACCACCGGATACGGGCTGGTGTGCCGGGTGATGCCTTTGCAGACGGTGGGCAGCCCACCGGCCAGCTTGTCCGCATAGACGGTGTTCTGGCCGTTGCCTTCCCAGGTGCCCAGGAAGACCACCAGCGGGGCGCTGGCCAGCGCCAGGGCCCCGGCCTGGATCCTTCCGCGCAGGCTCATGGGAACCAAACTCGCAGCAGTGTCGGCACAGCCATTTGCATCACGGTCCCCACCAGCGTGAGGATGGTCAGCAGGCGGCCAACCTTCGACGAAATGTCATTGACCGCAACCGTCAACGTCTGCTGGCCGGCGTTGAGTTCCGAAAGCTGCCCGGCCATGTGTTCAAAGCCTTGTTCCAGCTTGGTGACGCGCGTCGGTACGGTTTCGTGGCGGTCTTCCAGCTCACTCAATCGGTGTTCGATCACGGCCATTTTCTGTTCCATCGATCCGAGGCGAACGGCTTCAGTGGTCATGTGCGCTTTCTCTTTTCGTGGCCGGCCTGGCAGGGGACGCAGCGGGTCATGCCGCCCAGGGCTCGCCGTGCAGGCGGGATTTCGTTGTCGCAGTCTTGGCAGTGGGTCAGGCTTGGCCCGACCGGCCGAGGCTGGCGCAGCTGGGCTTGAATCGCCTGGTCACGTTGGCGCTGCTCCAGCTCCTGGGCGCGGTCGAACCAATCCACCATCAGCGCAGCCCCTCGATCTCGGCAGCGTCGAGGTACGGAACGCCGTTGATGTGGATAAAGTCCGGACTGGTAACGTCGAACGGCACCTTGTGCTTGGCCTTCTCGCCGCCCTTCGGATCGATCGCCAACAGGCTGGAAATCTTCACCTTGCAGCCGAACGCCTCCACGCGCAGTTCTTCGTCCTCGCCGGCCTTGGCGAAGAACACCGCGTCAAAGGGCTTCAGGGCGCGGAAACTGCCCGCCGATCGCGCCGCGTCGATCAGCAGATTGAAGTTGGTGGTATCCAGTTCGAACTCACCGGCGGCGGCCACATCGCCGTCCACGGTGCCATCGGGCACGCCCCGGGTTTGTGCCACAGCCGAGTTGTCGGTGATGTCCAGGGTGCAGTTCTCGACGTGCAGCGACAGGTCGCCCAGGCTCACGTCGAAGTTCTTGCCGCCAATCTTTGCCATGGCGCGTTACTCCGTTTTGTCGGTGGAAAGATCCAGGGCGATGTTCGCCGTGAGGTCTTTCGGGCAATTGAGGGGTTTGAGCTTGATGTAGGCCGCCACCTTGGTTTTGCTCAGCCAGCTCAGCACCAGGTCGCCGTCCTTCGGCGGCTCGATGTCGCCGGGGAACACTTCGCCATTGAACGTGGTGGACTTGGCCATAGCGCGCAGAGGGGCCATCAACTGGTTGGTGTTGACCGCCATGCTGTTGGGCGTGCTGTTCAACCGGCGATCGGCTACCCGGCGAATCAGCAGCGGCCGGATCAGGCGAGCGGCCTTGTCGGTGATGCGCAGGTATTCCACGACCTGGAAGTCACTTGCTGGGGTGTCGAGCATGTTGCCGTCGCCCCAGTACACGCCCTGGTAATCCGGGTAGGTCTGCGAGACGGAATATCGGGCGCGGTCCAGTTCACTGCGCACGGCCGAGGGCAGCGGCACCTTGTCGCCGTCAATCGGCACCGGGCCAAGCCCCAGCACCGGGCCGGTGGCCACGCGCATCGGGCTGTCGGCAACGCTCACGGCAGCGTTGGCCAGGCGTCCGGCCAGCACGCCCAAATCATTGCCATGCAGTTGCGGTACTACCAGGACTCGCGGCGCTGCCACGTTGGCCACCAAGGCTTGCTGCTCGGCAACGTATTGCGCCCAGGTCTGCTCGGCGGTGATGCCCGCAGTGGCGGCCATCACAAACACGCGGCGCCCGTAGGTGTTGTTCAGGGCAACAGCAGCATCGTGCATGGCCGTGAATTCGGCCGATGTGGTGACCGGTTTGGTGATGATCACCGCTTCCACCGAGATACCTTGCTGCTGGGCTTTCTCAAGGGCTTCGGACCAATTGCCTTCGGCGCCGATCGGGGCCGCCACACAGGCCCAGCGCTGGCCACCGTTGAGGCGTGCGGCGTTGATTTGGGTTTTCAGGTCGCTTGCCGGAATGCCCAGGGCCGTGTCCAGGTCGCTGTCAGTGTTCAGCGGGATGAACTGGCCGACGTTCTTGCCGGCCGGGCCGATGAAAAGGAAGTAGCGCTCAATCTCTGTTACGGCACCCTGGCCCAGATTGAGATTGTCGACGGTGACTTGACCGAGTGCCATGCAATGCCTCGTTAGCGGGGTGAAGTTAGGATTTGTTGCAACACCTGGTTGATCAGCAGGCTGGTGTCGCGTTGGGTGTTGGCGCCGATGAACTGGCGTTTCGGCAGGGTGATTTCCCAGCTCTGGGCGCCGCTGGACTCGTTGCGTTCGTCGTCCAGGATGCGAATCAGCAGCCCGGCCTGCGCGTAGTTCACATGTTCTTGAATCCATGCCACAGACGGCCGGGACAGCGTTTTCTTGCCAGCCTGGCGCACGCGAAAGCCCAGCCGGCGCAAGCGCTTGGCCTGCTTGTCGGTGGCAGCCAGGCCCGGGGAGGTCTTGTTCCAGCGGCGCATCTGCGCGGCGGTACGGCGCTCACTGACGCCGTTGTGCTGCTGAGTCGCGACCCAACGGGTCAGGGCGTTTTTCCAGCCAAGTTCCGCCTCGTCGGCGCTCAACCGGGTGACCACCATCAGCTTGGCCAGACCGGCTTCCATCTTCTTTTTGCCCTTGCCGTCGCCCTTACGGGGTGCGAAGGGCGAGCCGTCCAGATTCTGCTGATCGCGCACACGCTTGCGACTCATCGTCCGCACGCGTTTGGTGACCTGGTTGAGCAACCGGCGGCGCAGTTTCGGCGGCAGGCTCAGCAGCGCCAACTGCTCACGCACGCCGAGTTGGCCGCGTACGTCGAGTTCGAACGTGCTACGCCCGGCCATCGGTGGCCACCTCGCCGCGCTCAGCGATCCACAGATCAAAAGGAACGAATGCCCAGGTCTTGCCGAAGGCCTGGATCTCGCCGGCCGGGTCTTCGGCCAGGTATTGCGGCTCGACGAATTCCAGGGTGAGTTCCACGTCGAACAGGTCATTGTCCAGCGGCTCCACAGCGAACAGCGGCGCCGGTAGTTCGTGCCGATCACGGTCCGGGTCGTGGGTTTCCAACCAACTGCCGACCAGGGCCATCAGCCGTGCCGGATGGTCGGCGAAGCGCTCCAGGATGATCGCGGCGCGATAGCGCATATCGCCCAGGTGCATGCCGTCTAGGTCGGGTTTCCACACCAGGTTGAGCGTTACCTGCTCCGTCCAGCTGTCGAGCTGTTCAGGCTCGACCAGACGGCGGTCCAGCAGATAGGCAGTCAGGCTTTGCAGCTTGGTCATAGCAGCACCGCCGTGATGCGGCCACGGCCCTGCAAGGCGCGCACGGCCGACTGACTGAAGGCCAGAAAGGAGTCCTCGCGCTCGGGGGCTTCCTTCCCGGTGTTCTCGGCGCTTTCGCGGCGGGTCACGGTCGCGAACTGCTGCAGGGCGCTGGCCTTGGCACGGCAGTACACAGCGCGCTTGTAGAGCATTGCTTTGTGCGCAAAGCCCCAAGCTTCGGGAGTCTCCACGCCTGCAACGGAGATCAGGTTGGATATACCACTGTCCAGCAGCGCGGCTTTCGCGGCGGCCAAATCCTTGTTGACCTCGACCATGGCAATGGCCAATGCATCGGTCAGCAGATCGCCCAGGAATTCCGCCGGCAGGCGATAGCCCTTTTGGAACTCGGACACGGAGAGGTCCGGCCAGAAGCCGTCGTTCTCAATCGTCTGTTCCACAAAGGTGGTGGGTTTCCCGGAAAAGCTCATGCTGACCGCTCAAATAGGGCGGGGAGACTGTTTTTCGTGGGGCTGGCCATAAATGGCAGACTCACGTCCACAGTTCCCCGCTGGGGGGGGGTAGTCGGTTATTCGGCGCCTGGGGTGGCGGGTGTTTGTTTCGCCAGTGCCTTGCGGCATTTCTGGATGCGTGTCTCGTTGCCGGCCTTGGAATACAGCTCAGTTGAGCGCTCCAGGTGCTTGAGCGCGGTTTCCCACTGCTCGGCCTCCATAGCGCGCATACCGATCAACTTGTGGTACTTGCTGGGGATCTGCTCCGTCAGGTCCCATTCACCGTCAACACGCGGCAACAGGTCGGACAGGTAAGGCTCGGGGCTGCGCTGGGCGCTGTATTCGGAGTAGGCCCACTCGATCACAGCGTCCGCGACGAACGTCTGCACATCGCGGCGCTTGAAGCGCTCCGGCATTTCCTGCCCCTGCCCGATCGCGAAATCCGCCAGCTCCAGCCCGTCCTCGAACTGCTCAGTGTCGAACAGCCAGATCATCACCTGCACCAGGACGCGGTTCGGCATGACCAGGCCCGATTCCATGTAGCGCTGGATGAAGTCCTGGTACTTGGGCAGCAGTTCCTCACGCTTGAGCGCCTGCTTGCTGGCCAGGTTCTTGAGTGCGCTCAGGCGCTCCAGATCCTGATCCAGAGAGGCTTCCATCAGCAGCAGGTGTTTCTTGGCATTGGCTGGGCTGCTCAGGGCTTCCGCCGGCGAATACGCCAGCGGTACGGCTGCGGCAGCGATCACTGCAGCGGTTCCCAGAGCCAAGGTGCGGCGCTTGTGGGCAAGGGCCAGGCTCATGCGACCAGCTCGACGTTTTCGGTCAACGCGATCTTCTCCAACTGCTCGATCACGTAGCCCTCGTTGCGGCTGTTGTAATCCTCGACGCGGGAGCGTTTCGGGTTGTCCACGGTTTGCTTGCGCCAGCTCGAATCCTGGAAGTAGATCGAGAGGTTGTCCCAGCTGGTAACCAGCACGCCATTGACCGGGAAGAACGGCACGCTGAAGCTTGGCAGACCGCCATAGGTGGCGATCACCTGCGCGTCTTCGATGCGCTCTTTTTCGGTTGGGGTGTCGCCTTGCTTGGCGTACAGCTTGGCCTTGTCGGCAGCCAACAGGTCGGTGCCAATGATCGCGACCAGATCGCCACCGTCGCGCAGACGTTCGTCCACCATCTGTTTGGTGTCATGCACCAGGGCGTCCAGGTTGGCGTAGTCACCGCCTGCGCCGAGAGTGACCTTGCCGGCCACCTTGCCTTCCTTGAGCACTTGCTGCGGGGCCTGCTCGCGCAGTTGTTGCAGCCAACCCTTGTTCACGTCCTGGAGCATTGGGTAGGCCGTGATATCAGTCTGCGGGGCGGCTTTCACGCCATGGAAACCGACCATGATGCGATCCAGCGCGATCTGCTTTTGCACTGCGGCGGAATAGCGCTGGTGAAAGTCTGGAAATTTGGCCCAGGCGTCGATTTTGGCGTAAGGCAAGCCCACATCGGATTCGGTCGAGGACAGCTCATAGGTGCTGTGATCAAGGGCCGAGGCGTCTTTCGCTTCGCGATCAGTGGTCTTGGTGTTCGTACGGCCAGTAACAGGCCCGGACACGCCAATGAACACCTTCTGGCCCTTGATCTCGGTCACCGGAATGACGTTGATGCGGGAAAGGAAATCCGACTTGGCGGTGATTGCGTCGTTCAGTTCCTGGGCAACGGAAGGTTCTACGCTGAACTGCTTGCTGGCCAGCTCAACGCCGTAGGTTTCGGCGAGCGCAAGTTGCAGCTCGGCGTACATTTTGGCGCCGTAAGCGCTCAGAGAATGTGCCATGTCAGAGTACCCGTGCCTTAGTTGTCGATACGGGGCCGGTATTACGTGGTAACTGGCGACCGGTAGGGGTGTTTTGAATTGCGGTGAACTGCTTCTGCAAAGCGGCCATGCTCGCCAGCAACTGCTTGTTCGTGGCACCGGTTTTGCTGTTGAACTCGCGTTCTTCTTCGGCAGTTGTGACGATCGCGTCTACGGCTGCGCTCACGTCATCGACCAGGCCCTGGTCGGCGTCGGGTGCGTCTGCAGCGGCGGGTTCAATGACGGCCTGAATGCCGGCAGCGACGACCAGCAGCTGTTCCAGCAGGGCTTTCAAAGCCGTTGCGGTAGCTTCATCCATTGGGGGTTTGCTCTCGGTGGGTGTGTTGGGGGTGTCGGTGGCGGGGGCTTCAACGTTGAACCGCTTGAAAAAGCCGGTGAGCAACGCGGCGAGCTTGCCCAACTCGCCCTTGGGTTCGTTGTCATGGAAAGAACCCAGCTCAACCGATGCGGCGTAGTAGGCGGCGCGGTTGGTTTTGTGGGAAAAGTAGAGTTCCTGGGTGCCCGTGCTGGCGGGCTCGTCGGTGACCGCCATGCCGGTCATGTACGCTTTGCCACGGCCACGAAAATTCGGGAGGATTTCGACGCTGGAGAAGAGTTTTTCCCCGGCATCGTTCAAACGCAGCAGCTTGTCGTTGGGCTTCAACTGCGCTTCAAGGGCGACTTGACCGGGCTCCAGGTCCTCGGCGTCCTCAATCAGGCGAAGGGCATACACTGTCCCGAACGAACCGAACCAGCGTTCGTGCTCACACCAGATAACAGCGGTGTACAACGCCGGGTCGTAGGTTTCGGCACAGTCGCGCAGTTCCTGGGGCAGGATCTCGCGACCATCGACGGTCGGGCCGCTGGTGGCAACACGTTTCCAGTAGGAGACAAGGGAACGGGGCATAGGGGGCAACTGCGCTCAATCTGTTGAATTGCCGCCACGATAGGGAGCCATTTCCCCTCGAACAAACGGTTCAATTGCACGTGCCTCCTAGATTCCAGATATAGGTGGATCGCGTAATTTAACCCCGCGTTTCCTGCCTTTTCGCCGCATAGACTGCGGCCCATGTATTACTCGACCGAAGTTAAAGAAGCCGCCAAACGCCTGTTCCTGCGCCGCTGCAAGGCCAAGGAAATTCAGGCGCAACTCAACTTGCCCAACATCCGGATCGTCTATTACTGGATCCGCCAAGGCGGGTGGGAGGACATGCTGTCGGATGAGGAGCCGCTGACGGCTGTAGGGCGGCGCATTACCTTGCTCCTGGACAAAGCCAGCGTCCTGACCAAAGACGAACTCAACGAACTGGACCGCCTAACCACGGTCCGCGAACGACTGTTGAAGCAAGCGGCCAAACCGTCACCGGCGCCGCTCGGCGAGTTCCCGGCCGAGCCCCAGGAGCGCCGCCAAGGCTCGCGTGGCGAGCGAACAGGTCGAAGCGAGGGGAGCGGTAAGAAACGCGAGAAGAAGGCCAAGAACGATGTCAGCGGCCTGACCGAGGTGGACTTCCTGGATAAGTTCATCTCGAAGATGTACCGCTACCAGCAGGAGCTGTTCGAGGCGAAGCAAAACCCGCTGACGCGGCGGGTCCGCAACATTCTGAAAAGTCGCCAGGTAGGCCTGACCTACTACTTCGCCGGCGAGGCGTTCATGGACGCGGTGCTGACCGGTGATAACCAGGTGTTCCTGTCGGCCAGCCGGGCGCAGTCGGAGATTTTCCGTAGCTACATTGTCGGTTTCGCCCAGCAATGGTTCGGGATCGAGCTGACCGGCAACCCCATCACACTCAGCAACGGCGCCGAGCTGCGTTTCCTCAGTACCAACAGCAGCACCGCCCAGGGCTACCATGGCCATGTTTACGTCGATGAATATTTCTGGATCCGCGACTTCGAGAAACTGAGCACCGTGGCCAGTGCCATGGGCACCCACAAGAAATGGCGCAAAACCTATTTCTCAACGCCCAGCGCGGTATCGCACCAGGCGTACCCGTTCTGGTCCGGTGAAGAGTTCCGCAACAGCAAACGCGGCAAGAAAGCAGGCGGCACCTGGCCGAGCGAAGCGGCATACACCCAGGGCGCGCTGTGTCCGGACGGCCAATGGCGTAAGACCATCACCCTGGACGACGCGATTGCAGGCGGCTGCGATTTGTTCGACCTGGAGCAGTTGCAGCTTGAGTACGACGAGGACAAATTCCAGCAGCTGTTCTACTGCAAGTTCATCGACAGCACACAGAGCGCGTTCGCCCTGAAAGACCTGGAGCGCTGCTACTCCGACCTGTTGCTGTGGGAAGACTACAAACCCGACGATGACCGGCCTTTCGGCAACAGCCCGGTCTGGCTCGGCTACGATCCGAGCCGCACCCGCGACGACGCGACCTGCGTGGTCATCGCACCGCCACTCGAACCCGGGGCGAAGTTCCGGATCCTGGAAAAACACAGCTGGCGTGGGCACTCGTTCACCTATCAGGCCGCCCAGGTCAAGAAGCTGACCGAGCGCTTCAATGTCCAACACATAGGCATCGACGTCACCGGCGTGGGCTACGGCGTATTCGATCTGGTGCGCGACTTCTACGCGAAGGCGACCCCAATCCATTACAGCCTCGAAGCCAAGAACGCCCTGGTGCTCAAAGCCCAGGACACCATCCAGGGCAGCCGCATCGAATGGGATGCCGGCTGGACGGACATCGCCCAGGCCTTCCTGACCATCAAGCGCGGTGCCACCGGCAGCGGTCAGATCACCTACAGCGCTTCACGCACCGACGCCACCGGCCACGCCGATATCGCCTGGGCCATCATGCACGCCCTGGCCAACGAACCCTTGAACACGAACAAGCGGCGCCGTAGCCGCTACCTCACGAGCGGAAACAATGTCCCAGCCACGACACAAAAAACGCCAGGTCGCCCAACAGGCGCGTCACCAACAGCCCATGCGGGCGTTCACGTTCGGCGAGCCGGAACAGGTGCTGTCCGGCAACATCGGCGAGTACCTGGGGGTGTTCCCCAGCGACGACGGCGAAATCTACAAGCCGCCAGTGTCGCGTCCGGGCCTGGCCAAGCTGCTGCGCGCCAACGCGCACCATGGCGCGATTCCCAAGTTCAAGCGCAACCTGCTGTTGCGTGAGTTCATCCCCTCGGCCGGGTGCAGCACCCAGACCATGGGCCAGGCCGGTCTGGACTACATGGTCTTTGGCGAGGCGTACTTTTATCGGGACGTGAACGCCTTTGGCCAGGTGCTGGAGATGCAGCACCTGCCAACCATCAACATGCGGGTGAAAGTGGATGGCGGGTTTCGGATGTTGTTACCGGACAACAAGTACCTGGACTTCGACCAGGACGAGATCGAGCACGTCATGGATTACGACGTGGAACAGAACATCTACGGCGTGCCGGACTACCTGGGCGGCTTGCAGGCGCTTCTACTCAACGAAGCCGCGACCCTGTTCCGCCGCCGTTACTACAGCAACGGGGCTCACGCCGGTTACATCTTCTACACCAACGACCCGGATTTGACTGAAGAAGACGAGGATGAACTGCGCGCACAGATCAGCGCCAGTAAAGGGGTGGGCAACTTCCGCTCGATGTTTGTGAACATCCCCAACGGCAAGGAGAACGCTATTCAGATCATCCCCGTGGGGGACTTCCAGGCGAAGGACGAGCTGGAAAAAGTCAAGAACATCACCCGTAACGATGTGATTGCCGCTTGGCGTATGAACCCTGCGCTGGCCGGGATCATTCCGGAGAACGGCGGCGGGTTTGGCGATATCGAAAAGATTGATCGTGTTTACACCAGCAATGAGATCCGCCCGATTTGCCAGCTATTCAACCAGCTCAATGACGTACTACGTGAGGATCATCGGTTTGTGTGGCGAGAGCTTGTGCAGTCCGGAGTAACAACTTGATCTAGACGGTATGACCAATGAAGACACAAGACGTTGTGTCAGAATAGTGCTTTAAACGGAACCCTGGGGAGGGGAGCATGCGGGTGTACTGCAAAGAATGTCAGAGTAAGGGACGGATTGTGTCGCGCGAGGATCTGTCAAAGGAGTTTGCAAAACTCTATTGCCAGTGCACCAATGCAGTCACCTGTGGGCATACGTGGGTGGCAAATCTAACGTTCTCCCATACCTTGAGCCCATCGACGCAGGCGGTAGACCGCCTGCTATTCGACCGACTGAGAGAGATGCCCCGCGCTCAGCAGCGTGAACTGTTCGAACAGCTCGCAGGGTTTCCATCAGCATAATCAGAAAGTTTCTTCACAACGGTATTTAATTGGATTCGAGTATCAATGCCAAGTTGGGTGAGTCCGTTTCTAGCATCTTCGGAAAACTCTAAGCCGGCCATTGCGATTTCCAAAATCAATGCAACGGAGTTTCGGCTTTCCTGCAACTCTTCGCGAAGCTCATTAAAATTTGCGGCTCTCATACGCTACTTAAATCTCCATGTTTGGCACGTCTCGATGGGTAAAGTTTGATAGTGGCTTTTTGACTAGTCAAGCGGTTTTTTTCCAAGCTTGAAAAGCTTGAAAGAAAATGTGCAGTATTCTTTTGTAGGGCTTTTGGCACTATAAAATCTTCTTTTGAGCAACGGGGCTGGGTGAAGGGGTGGTATTACCGTAATACCACCGGCGGAAGGGGATAGCGAAAATATGGTTTAACGAAATTTGGAAGCTTTAACTTTGTAGCAGTGCTGGTATGTACATTTGTACCAAGGTGCTTTTGTTTCTTTGTGTTTTTTGTGAGTTGCGGATTTATTATCTGACGGAAGTCATCGATTTTTCCTAGTTGTTTCGTGTTATTTGGTGGGGCTGTGATGCTCTTGTAATTGCGATAGAAAAAGGCGCCGAAGCGCCTTTGAATAGTGGTGTCGTTTGGCATTTTTTAGCGGCTAAAATCGCCACTCATTTCTTGAGTCCTTCAACCCCTTCGAGCTGTACGACGCCGTACTGACGATATCCGCTTACGCTTTCAAAGGCCCCGACCACATATCCGATGGGAAGGGGAATCTGTATTTGGCCATTGCCAGTTTGGTGCACCAATAGACCAGTGGCTTCGACCAGTTTGTAACCCGCTGGTAGCCCCAACTGCTGGCGAGCGCTCTCGTGCTGGGCTTCGTTGATAGCAACGAACTGGCCGTCAATTAACATCTTTGAGCCTCCATTTCCTCAATGCGCTGCACGAGAATCGCATTCAATCGACGTTGGTGTTCGTACAGTTCTTCGAGCAGCAACGAACGCTCCAGGCGGAAAATAATTTCTCCGTTCATGCTGCGATGCTGGGCCGAGGCTTGAGCGGCAATGGCGGGGCGCAGGCCGTCAGGAAGTCGGAGAACAAATTTGTCCTGCGTACGGGATGGGGCGGTGTAGTTAGGCTCAGACATGGCGGGGCTCTCCTTGTGTGCGGATAAACGAAATGGGTTTGGCCAACAGATCGGCCACCACGGCGGCATCTCTTGCCGACAAGTCCCCCAGGTTCCAGGCCTTATTCGCCAGACTGGCTAGGTGTTGTCGAGCGTCCGGGGTCTTGTGTACCAGGTAGCTGATCAGTGCGGCGCCGATCATGGCGGTGGCGAGCATCGGCCGCGTGGGTTTGAACGTGCCATCAGCGTTCCGGGTAGGTGCTGTGGTAGCCTTATGTCCGCTACTGCTTGGGTGCTGTGCTTGCATGGTGTTGCTCCTTTTGTGGTGGTAGGTGTCGGGGAGCTGCAACTCCTCGACACCGTCTCTTTTCACGCCTGCCGCAACTGGCTGGCGGTGAATACCGGGCGCTGTTCACAGCGCACTTCAAACAATCCCAAGTCGTGACCGTCCACGTCCTGCAGGTGTACGACGGTTATGAAAGTCGGAGTTTCCTCGGGGTGGTCCTGCCAGTGAGCCACGGCGGCCAGCTCCGCCAGGTCCTCGGGTGTACGCATATCGACATAGTTCGACGGCAACGAAAGCTGACCCACCAACGCGTTGGCGCTGTAGCGAATAATCATTTCTCCCCCTACGCCTGGCGCACCAGGTACAGCACAAAGTCGGACGGAATGCCGGAATGCAGGCCCTGGGTTTTCAACTCCATGACGGCCTTGATCTGAAACTGGGTGCAGTTGTCGGCCAGGAAGTGCTTGGCTCCGGCCATAGCCTGGTCGCGGACCAGGTTCACAAAGTAGGGAGTAGTGCAGTTCGCCCCGACGTGGATTTCAGCGGGTATGCCCTGGCGTCCCAGCTCGGCCTGAATGGCACGGAGCCGCGTTGTTTTGCCGGTGGCCATCTCGCCGGTTATGACTTGAACTTGCATGGTGTTACCTCTCTCTGGTGGTGACGCGGGACCTCCCGCGTCGGTAAAAAACATGTGTGTGCCCACGGCGCCCCCGGAACATCCGGAACGTCTAAAAGATGATTGTCCGACCCCCTTTAAAACCAGGGCCTACAGCCGGGTTAAGGTCAGAAAGTACGACTGGAACATTCTGGAACATCAGCTTGAGAGAAAATCGCTGTAGACCTTGATCCATAAGGGCTGTAGCGATGTTCCGGCAATATTTCCTGCTGGAACAATTCCGGAACACCCGAAGGAAAAATGTTCTGGTGTGTTCTGCTGTTGTTCCGGCAATGTTCCGGCCGTTGGATTTGGTGTTTCTTATGTATCTAATTGATTTATATATAAAATATTTACATATGTTTATAACGTTCCGGATGTTCCAGCTAAGCAGTGACGACACGCGCATTCCCTTTAAAAGCCAGATTTCCCCCGCCTATACGGTTTTTCACACACCCGTTGGCCGTCACTCGCTGCCCCCTCTTTGGAACACCCAGCAGTTGAGGGAACGGCGCTCGATGCTCGAACGCACTTTGCGAGTTTCGATGAACTTATGGGTGGTACTTTGTGGCAAGGCGCGGTGTAGCTGGGTGGCGTGAATCACCTCCTGGCCGGCGAGCCGACAAGCGTTGTGGAAGTGCTCGATGTTGATCGCGATGCGTGTCGGGTCGATGCTGTGATTCAACGTCTCTTGAAGGGAGTCCCTTGACCCGTCACTGTCTGTCGTCGTTACTGCCCTTTCGTTGAGGTAGTGATAGATCTGCCAGAACCTGGCGGCCGTTGGGTTTTCTGTGCTGACGCGGCTCTGGCGATCCATGGCGCGTTCTTCAATGTGGTGCAGGACGTGTTCCAGGTCGTTCTCGCCCCACCCGGGAAACAGGGCCTGAGTGGCTTTGGCTGCGGCCATTAACTGTGCATGGCACAGTACGATTCGTTGATGTTGAAGCGCAGGGTTGGCTTGCAGGCGCTTCTCATACCCTGGAAAGGCGTCGAAGTAGTGCTGCAACCAGGTGCTTTCCCGCTCCAGGCAATGGCGCAGGTAGCCTGCCAGGTCCTCGGTGGAAAGGGCGTTGAGCCGGGTCGCAATTTCCTTCAATGCGGGTGTATGGTGGGCCCGGGTGGCATGCAGGTGACCGATGCGGGTAAGGATGGCCTCGGAACCTTCCACACTGGCGTTCTGAGCGATACAGAGCGTTCCAAGGAATATCAGGCTGTCAGTGTCATTGGTGGATGACTTGACGCCGATCGTGCGCAACGTTGCGTTGTGGTCGAACAGATTTTTCCAGTTCTCCCAGTTGTATTGACTGACCACCGCACGGCCCTGGGCATCGATGGTCTGCGTGTCCGACTCAATCAGCACCACCGGCAGGTTGCTTACCTGGGAAAGTGCCCGTGTTAGACCGATCGCACTTGCTCCGCTGCTGTTGGGCTTGATGCCTTCAAAGTTCGAGCGGCCGACCAAACGCCACAAGAAGCGCAACAGGCTGGATTTCCCGGCGCCAGCGTCTCCCGTCAGTTCCAGAAATAGAAACGACTCTTGTTTGGTCCGGATCTGTTGTGCGAACAGGGAGGCTGTCCACCAACTGAGTGCGGTCAGACCATTCAGATGGTGTACAGCAAAGAAGTCCTTGACCCAGTCTCCGTCGAAGTCCGCTCCTCGCACGATTGAAAGGCTGTTGAGCGAGGTTTTCAGCCCCGAACTACCTACCTCAAGATAGCCATGAGCGTTAGCCAGGTACTCACGGCCTTTGTGATAGCCGAACTTCTGGAAACAGTAGGTTTTGCTGGTCGCGTCGTAGCCTACGAAGGGCAGGGCGCGGACGGTTAAGGCATTGTCCAGCCAGTTGGCACGGAGCATGGCCAGCACCTTTTCACCACCCTCAAAGTTTCCACCTGGTGTCCGCTCCAGGAGGGATTTTGCAAAGCTCCGGGGGTCACCAATCGAGTTCGGGGCCAGTGGCTCTTTGCAGTTCTGCGCCTTGTTGGGGAAAGTGAACTGGAAGAAAAACTGTTGGTCGCCGCTGATGGCGTCGCGCTGGATGTATTCAAAGTGAGGAACACAGTTCGCGACTTGTTTTATCTCGCAGTGCTTGTCGAAGACAGCCCAATTGCTTTCAACGGATTCGCCGTCCTCCATGGCATTTCTCAGTTCGTGCAGATCCACCTTGGCCGAATAAAGGCGGTTCCCGAAGTCCAGGAGAAAGAATCCCTTTTCACGCTTGATGAACAGTAGGTGGGCTTTCTTGGCGGGGCTCTTGGCTACGAACAGGCGCCCCTGGTAGCACGCCTCTCTCAGGAACGCTTCATCTAGCTGGCCGTCCCGATAAACGTCGTCCCAATCGCGATCGGCACCGGCGAGTGCGACCCAGGCAATTTCGTCCATATCGTGCATCTGGCGACGGTACTTCGGGATTACAGAGTGGCCTGCTGGGTCGTCATCCAGGGCAATGATCCAGCGGACTTTTTTACCTTTGTGTTCCTCGACCAACTTCCAGGGGAAGTTGTTCGCCGAGATTGAGGCCACAGCCTTGAAGCCGGCCAGGAACAGAGCGATAGCGTGAAAAATCCCCTCAACGACATAGATGGTATTGCCCGGTTCTATGGTCATGCCGGGCGGGCACCAGCAATTGCCCTGGTAGTCCATGCTCTTTTTGATCCCGGCCTTTTTACCGCCATTGGCCTTCACCATAGTGGCGTCGATAATCCGTTCCCAATGGCCATTGCAGAGAGGAAAACGAACGGTGTCTGCCCACTGGCCATCCTCCATTGGACGGCGTCCTTGCGTGTACCAGCCCTTCAACTTGCTGATATCGAAGCCGCGGTTACGCTGTAGATAAGCGTCTGCCGTAGCATTCGGATTTAGATCGGTGCGGGGGAAACGCTCGCTCAGATTCTCGAAAAGGTACGAGTAGCGTTCGCGTGTCTTTTCCTCAAATTGGCATTGGTTGAGGCGGTTGCACTTGAGCTGATAGGGCTGTTTGCGAGCGATGTAGAGCGTTCGTTCGCCGCAGCCAGGGCAAACACCCTTCTGCAAATACTTGGGGCTTTTAATGTCCTTGAAGTCCAGGTCGCGGTCGTTTTCAAGAGCGCTCACGACTTCCAGACGATAGATATCCTCAAATTGCATTGCCGGCCCCTTATGCCTTACCAGCTTGTGATTTGCCCTTGCCACCGCGTGCACGCTCGGCTTGTTCTGCCGCTTCCATGGCGATGTGCACCATGTTGATGAGCACAGCCGATTTAGATCCTTCGGTCTTCGGACGGATGATGTAACGGCCCAGCTCGATCTCGCGCCGAATGGCTGAATCTGACTGTCCTGAACGCTTGGCGTATTCGCCAACTGTGACGTAGGGCGTGTCGATGGTGATCTGCATTCTGCTAACCTCTGTCATGATATTGGGGATCAAAGTTCCAAGAATGGAACCATGATGGTTCCAAGGTTGGAACCTGTCAAGAGGGGTGCACATTGGATTTGCCGGCAAAGATGAAAGCCATACGAGCTAAGGAAGGCCTTACTCAGAGCGAATTCTGCGAGATGCTGGAAATCAGTATCAGCAGTTGGAAGAAGTACGACGCGGGAATAACTGAGATGGGGCTCGCACCGTTCCTCAAGGTCGCAAACCACCCTCGTTTCAAGAAGTACGCTCTGTGGTTGGTGACTGGTGACATTGCGCCAGAGTCGGGCCAGGTCAGCCCGGTCTAGTCATGTCGATCAAGAAAATGGTGGACGGTGAATGGCTGGTGGACTGCCGGCCAGAGGGGCGAAACGGGCCTCGCATTCGGAAGAAGTTTCGAAGCAAAAATGAGGCGCTCCATTACCAGAATCGCATCATGGGCGATGGTGCGCGGGGGGAGTTCGAGAAGAAGCCTAAGGCCGACCCGCGCACGCTGACGGACCTGATCGATCGTTGGTACACGCTCCACGGCAAGACGTTGAAGAGTGGTCAGCAACGTCGAGACCTGCTGGATCTGATGGCCGAGCGAATGGGCAATCCCAAGGCCTCGCAGTTCAACGCCTCGCACTTTGCGCAATATCGTGCTGAGCGTGCCGAGGGCAAGCACTCCAGGTACACCAGAGAGGGGCAGCCAGGCCGGCCCATAAGCGCGAACATGTTGAATCATGAACTGGCTTACATGCGGGCCGTGTTCAACGAGCTGAAGCGACTAGGGGAGTGGGCTGGGGACAACCCGCTGGGCAATGTCCGCGGACTCCGGTTTGATGAAACTGAGATGGCGTATCTGCTTCTTGAACAGATCGACCCTTTCCTGGAGTGCGTGCAAACCCTGGACAGTGACACGCTGTTGATCGCCGAGGTGTGTTTGTCTACGGGGGCCCGCTGGGGCGAGGCGGAGGGCTTACAGCCGCGCCAGGTTCGCCAGCAGCGCATCCAGTACAACAAAACGAAGTCGAGTAAGAATCGTACTGTGCCAATCTCCAAGGAGCTGGAGCGGCGACTGTTGAAGGCGCTACCGTTCAAGCCTTGCTATGACATATTTCGGCGGGCTGTCGAGATTGCAAAGCTGGATCTACCTGCTGGACAGTTGACCCATGTTTTGCGTCATACCTTCGCCAGCCACTACATGATGAATGGCGGCGACATCATCACCCTTCAAAAGGTGCTCGGTCACGCGACCCTGGCCATGACTCAGAAATATGCTCATTTCAGTCCTGGTCACATGGCAGAGGTGGTAAGACTTAACCCTCTGGCTAATTTGAGGGCGGCCAGTTTGTTGAAGGCAGGATAGCGATATGTCTGAACGGAAATCTGATCAGCGAAAAGGGAAACTCATTAGCACAATCGTTCCGGGAGTCGGAGGAGCTGTTTCAGCCTTTGCGCGGGCAAACCAAAAGTGGATAAGGACGGCTGTCAGGAGCGGTGTGCTGGGTACATGGAGTGATCAGGACTTCCGAATTCTCGAAGACATGGCCGGGCCTGGAGGTATTGAGGAGTACGCGCGGTTGCTGGATCTCGCGCTTAACAGTTGGCCTTCCGCGTCTAGGTTGTCAGATGTAAGCCTGACAAAACTGTCATCGCTCGTGGGGCGTTCGAAGCTATTCGATAGCCGAATCGAACAGATGGCCCGGGCAATGCCTGCTGCCTTAGCAAGCGCAGATAGTCAGCAGCTACAGACGATCGCTAATTTTGATGTAACCCCAGAGACTCAGGAAAAGGCCGAGCAAGAAATCTCTCAGAAAATTCAGCAGAACGCTGATGCTCATGGCCTTTCTAGCTCTGCGCGGGAGTATTTAGTCTGGCTCTTGGGGCTCATGCTATTTGTGATGAACTATCTTGATACGCAGAACGGGGTCAGAAGCGAACTCTGCTTTATCGTACCGAAAGCTATGCCGACGATGACTGCCAGCAGCTATGGAAAAGTGGTGAGAGCGGCTATGTGCGAAGCCGCCTTGCCAGCGGTGGAGTTCGCACGTTATCGCATCGTAAAGGGGGATGGGGTAAGGCTTCGTAATGAACCTGGAATGAAGTCGGAGCTTATTGCGCTATCCCTCCAAGATAGCGATTTGTTAGAGGTCTTAGACGATAGCAATCGAGATTGGCTTTATGTCTCAGTTGTGAATGAGGGTGGGATAACGGGATGGATCTCCCGTAAATATACGCATCGTCTGAATCGATGA